TGTTATTTCGCGAATAGTATTTCGCAATTGGTTATTTCGCGAGTTGCCTTTCACAATTTACTTCCCATAGTTGGTCGAGTTCCATTCTATTGGGTTGTAGGTTCCACCGTGCCGCATAAACTCTTTCGTTTATTTGACTGACGATGATGTTATTTGATGGACTAGCGTTCGGACTTTGATCCAATGCCTCGCGAACGTGTTGAGGAATTTGCATTTCCATATTGTTTATTTGTCGAAAAAGAATTTAGTGTTTTGAGGGAGGCAGACACCACTCCACCTCCCTCGCTTACTACACCATTACACAGAAAGTTTTTCAAGGGCTTTGATACCTGCGCCTGTGATTTCACGCTTGCCGTCGATGCGCATCAGGTTCTTGCGGAGAAGGTGCATCTCAATGTCACGCTGCAATGCGGTGCGGGAGAATCCAGTCGCAGCAGACAGCATAGCCAGAGTGCATGGACCTCGCTGTTTAAGCACAGAAAGAATTTGAATCTCTGAGTTTGACAAACCATCAGCAGTAATGCCAAGCTTGTCGCACAACTCTTTCCACTCATCTGCTCCGAACTTGTGATTGTTTTTACCCTCGCAGTAGAGACAGATTTGTTTTGCGCGTTTAACTGCGCTACGAGCATTGCCGCGAAGTGTCGGAACAATCTCATCCATCACGCCATCTTGGAACTTCACGCAGTCAGCACGACCACTAAGAATCTGTGCCATCTCGTTGTTAGAGTAGGGGCGGAAGTCAATCTCTTCGAAGCGGTCTTTCAGCGGAGCGAAGATTTTGTCTGGTTCGGTTGTAGCGAACAGATAGCTTTGGCGGGAGAAGTCGAACTCCATCGAGCTGCCGTCCCATTCGAAGTTCTTGCGGAAACCTTTCTCCACGTTGAACACTGTCAGAAACGCATTTTGTAAATCCTTCGGTAGCGCGTGGCACTCGTCGAAAAGAATTGTAATGTCGTTGTTCATAATCACAGGAATGAAAATCTGTTCAAAGAACTGGCGATTGTTGCGAATGGTGGAACAGTTAAGTTCGAGCAAAGGCTTCTTGAGATTCTTTGCCATCTGGCGAGCGTATTCTGTTTTGCCCAAGCCTCGCGCACCAGTAAGTAGGAGAGGAGGAACGATGCCGCCGTTAGCTGCGCCTTCGATGTAGAAGCCAAAGGATTTTTTGATGTGGTCTTGTCCGATGAGTGTGTCAAACATAATGTAGTGTAGTTGTGGTTGTTAGTGGGGGGGAGAAGTATTGCTTACTTTTGGGGTGATGTCAAGATGTTTTTTTCATTCCTCCTAATTTTTCTGCCACGCTACATGCTGCTTCAAAAGAAATAAAATCACCGATGCATTCTAATCCTTCGTTTGGAGTGTGACCATAGAGGCTCCAGTATAATGCGTCAGCTTCTGGAATCTCTTCTCCAGATGATAGCGATTCTGCGAATCCTGAAATTTCTACAACGGTATGCACTTCCAATGCGTCATAGCCAGTGGTATAAGGTAAAAATCGAGGAAAAAAGAAATGTGCTGATTGTGCTTCCATATTAGTCTTCGAATGTGGTTAAAGAGAATTGAATCTTTTCTTCTGTTTCTTCTGGGGCTGGAGCAGGAGCAATGATTTTGATTTGGGGTTCTGCTACATCCAAACCATTCTCGCGAAGCCATACCTTCGATACTGGGATCACTGCCATCTCTCCAACCATTTTGATTAGATCACATGCGCGAATGCGAATGAATGAATTGCTTCCTGCGGGGCGACCTTTGCTGCGTTTTGTATTGTCTGAGTTCATGTCGCCGCGAAAGTAGCATACCCACGACCGATGTGTCAAGTATTTTTTTCTAATTTTTAATCAACAGAAAGAATAATATTCCCGCCGCCATTTGAAAATCATTTTAAGTCCACATTTCGCGGTGATGTTTCCAGATCTTGTTTACCGCATCTTCTTTTTCTTTTTGTTGCGTGTCTATCATAGCGCAGATCTCTTGGACGGTGGCGTTTTTAGACATACTTGCCAGCACCTCGCCCTCTTTATCATATTTGGTGATGATGTATTCGTAAGCAGAAGACAGATCATCATACCTCTCCTGGAGCCTGGCTACTTGTTTATTTCCAATCCATCCATTCGCAATTTCTTCTTGGTAATCGGCGGGATCTTTCAATCCATTTTCTTCTTCTACATAGTGCCGCAGACATTCGATCAAAGTAATCTCAATGATCCAGTCGTTTTCCAGCCAAACACCACTGATTTTATCGCACAACCATTTTTGTTTATTTGGCTCAGAATCTTTCGCAATTTCTTCGTTTAAAAAGTCATTAAAGTCGCTGCCTCGATGTATATTATCACTCATGTTTATTTAGGGAAAAATCGTTCGTAATTTGGTCTTTTATATTTAGAAAAAAATCGTTCGTAAATAGAGGTGCGACAAAATGTCACACCCCTATTGTTTATTTAGCCGAATATCGTTCGTAATTTGGGACTATTTATTTCGCGCTTTCTGATTCATAAATCGGGCCATCGTAATTATAAAACTTTAAATATTCCTCGAAGGTATTTTCGTCGCTGTTGAACACGTAATCAAACAAAAACTCTTCTCCTTTTTCTGTTAGATCCAGCTGTTGTATTAGGGTATTGTAGCGAAAGTCTTGCAGCGCCGACAGATCGCGAATAAATTGTCGAGTTAGTTCTATTTTTTCTTCGTTTATTTGGCTCATTTTCTTTCGTAATTTAGTTGTTTATTTGGCCGAATCTTTTTCGTAATTTGATTATATATTTGGGCTTTTTTATTTCGTAATTTACTCTTCGTTTTTCTCTTGTTCTGCTTTAGCGTCGAGGCGAGCGATGTGCCGCTCCCAAACGCTTGTTTCTTTTTGTTCTTCTTGTGGCTCAGGTTCTTTCTCACCATATATAAGGGGGAAGAACTGTACGATAATATATGCCCAGTAGTCAGCGAAACTGCGACAAAATGTCACACCCGCCAAGATAACAGCTAGAACGATACTCAATACGGCTCCCAACGGGAGCGCCACAAACACAAAAGTCAATAACTTTTTCATAGGGGGAAAAGGTATACCATATATAGTAGGTTGTCAAGAGAAAAATCAATATATTGTGGTAAATGGCGAGTAAATGGCGAAAAAGTGGCGAAAAAGTGGCGAAAAACATTAAAAAAGAGTTTTAATTCAGCGAGTCCATCCCCACCCTCCCACATTTCCTCATATTGTTCCTATACGCTGTTTCTTTTGTTTCTTTCCCTATGTTCTCTCTATATATTACCCTATGTTTATTGTATATGTAGAGTGGTGGGGAGAGTGGTAGGAAAAGTCGAAAAGCCATTGATACTCAATGGTTTTGGCGTTTTCGAGGTGCATATCGCAACCTCCTTATTTAAGCGAATGTCGTTCGTAATTTGGCTTCTCTTTCTCCTGCGTTTTTACCATAGAAAAGTATGCTCAGAATACGCTGTGACAAAATGTCGCACTTGTTCAAACCACTGCGTCAAAATGTCTCTTAAACAATAAAAACATACTGTTCAAACGCTTATTCATAATTAGCAAAGCGTTTGTTTTAAAGCGTTTCGTTGTAAAATTATTTGAAATTACTACTTGCCCCGAAAATAATCGTCATTTACGCCTTTATGCAATTATCCACAGCATCATTTACTCTATGTTGCCATTTAGGATCGTTTACTGCTGTTGTATCATATCCTTCTATAGCTTGAATCAGTTCGTCACGTTGTTTAATGAGCTTGCGAATCGCTGGCTCAATTTGTGGGAGAATTGAAGAGCCAAGTTGCATGTTGAGCAGTGTGCCAACTTCCTGAGCGTCCCATGATGATTGGACTTTCATGGCATCGTCTTTCCATTGCTGAAGTTCAATAACGCGCTCTGCTAATGCTCGAATTAGATTGTCGCCTACACGGTCGCGCCAAGGTTCTTTATATCGCAATGCGGAGACGCATCCGTAATCGTCAACGCAGACAGTGTATTTACCATCTTGTAGATCAAAACAAATTTCTTTTTTCATTTTGCCTCCCATTCTTTGCTTTGTAAGTATTCACGCACTTTGTTGCCATTGAGTTCGTGTTGTGTAGGATTCTCACCTAATTGATACTCTGCCCGAAAGAATGACCAGTTCATTTCGCATTCTAGGAACATAATCAAAGCGTCTCTTTGTTGGGTCATTGAGGTGAGTTCGCTTTCTAATTTGCGAGCAAACTCTACTGTTACGTATTCGCGATCATCCCCAAAGGAGAATTTCATTATTTGGTCTGTTCTTGGTGTTTCGCTCATGGTATTTTTTCTTTTATTTTTTTGATTACTTGTTCCGCCGCTTCGATCTCTTTCGGCGCGTAAAGCTCCATGTCAATTCCCCGTATGTCCGTCACTTTGTCGAGTAACGCTGCTAAAACCCCAACCGACTCATCCCACTGCTTTGTGACATTGGCGAGTTCGCGTTCTAATTGGCGGGAGAAGTCAAATACATCGCGTATGTCACATGTATAGTGTCCATCTGCGTATCTACTACGGTATCTTTCATCTAGATCATTCGTCCTTGGTGTTTCACTCATACTTTCTCTGCTTTTATAGTCCCACTGCTTTTCTCAGTGCCATTTCTGCAACATAGTATTGCTCCATTTGACGACCTATTCCATTAAGGGAATCATCCCATGATTGATCTCTTGCCGCGAAATACTCTCGTACTAGTTGAGCGAGGTCAGGTTGTGGTAGTGGTAGCGATACGCCTGATACTATCATGTCATGTAATTCTTGCCAATAGAGCATACCCTGTGTCGTTTTTCCCCATGCAAAAGAATCAAATAAAGCATCGGCAAGAGTATCACAATACTCATTGCTATAGCAATTAACCAGCGCCTGAGTCCGATACGGCTCTGGCAATTCATCAAACCATTGTTTTGTTGTTTTCATTGTTTAATCAGGGTAGTATTGGTTTTAATTGTTTAATAACTGTTTTTGTTCGCTCGATTTCTGATTCAAGAATGTCAGCGAGCATTTTTTATTGTTGTGCGCCCGAAATTGACATCGTGTTGTATCAGTAGTTCTTGTGAGCTTTCTAACCCCGACTCTAAGCAATCAAGAATGTTTCTTAGGTCTTGTTCGGGGATTTGAATCATTAGTGGTTCGTAGTATGAGTTCATTCTTTCCAAAGGTTAAGGGTTCTCAGAAAAGCCTCTGCGCGTTGGGCGGCGGTGGCGTGAATGGCGTTGCACTGATGTTTGCACATTCCAATCAGCAAGTAGGCGTAGTTATTGAACGCGTGTTTTTGCATGCGCTCGGGTTTATTCAGCACCTTCTCAGCCTCATTCATCGCGTTGAGGTCGTTTAGGTAGTCAGGTAGGTTTCTAAGATGGTGGTGTCCTTGCCCACAAGCGTTCGCAATCGCGATGTTTATTTCTTCGTTAGTCATTTTTTTATTATTTTTAATTGGCGAGCGTGGAGAGAATCGAACTCTCACTTGCGGAACTGTTTTAGCAGTCGAAATACCGTTCCTCCTTTATCCGCCACACGCTCAAAATTGTTACTTCACATACTCCAAAAATGGAACTATCCTACAAATGCCCAACATCTGTTCTGCGAAACTAGCTTTAGCGAAGAATGTTGGAGCATCGAACTGATCGTAAATAAAAACCACGCCTTGTTGATAACGTGTCACGACAATAGGATGTTTGGTCGCAATGTTGAATTGAATCAATGAATCTGCCAGTCGATAGATTGCATCGTCAGAAACTGGTTGCCCCGAAACAAATGCGAATCCATGATTGTCGCGGTATTTTGTTTTGATTTCTTCTGCTGAGATGTTTTTAATCATATTTTATTAGAAAATTTAAGTCGCTCTATTCACGACAGTCAACCAGACGATTTTCCTACATTTACTTGCCACGAATTTTTAAGCTAGCCTTCGTCAGCTCATAGTACGCTTATCTGATGTTAGCGCGAGTTCTTTTATGGTTTCCCACACTCCAACCCCTGATCAGGTCGCTCATACTTCAGAATAACATTGCGGGTTAGACTTTCGTCCCCGAGGAAGTAAATCCGTCCTTCTGATACGCCATAGTAGCGGTATGCCCTCATTGCAGAGGCTGGAGTGTAGGGACATACTAAGCGGCATGTCAGCGCGAGAAGATTATTACACGATCAGCTCAGCGTGTCAAGTTCTTTTTTGAGAATTTTAGGTTATGTTTTTTAGCTAGTTCTTTTAATTTTTCAGGCCAAACGTGTGGTTTGTGCATATCGTGAAGAAGTTGCAGTTCTCCTAGCAATAGTTTGCGATAAAAATTAATATTAAATTTAACAGTAATATCATCAGAAGATTGACCCTCCATCGAAGGGTGATATTCATCATCAGCGATGAAGCATCCAACTGCACACTTGAGACCATCGTCATTACGATAGCGGCAAAGAGAAGCTCCTTTCAGTTTCTTGCTTAGCGATTGTCTGTTTTGCGTCAATAAGTGTAGCGCAGCTTGATCAAAGATTCTTTGTAATGATGCGCGTTTGAGTCCTTTTAATGTAATCATAATAGTTTGTTGTTGCGGGGCAATTATTACACTGGTTCTGCCATTGTGTCAAGTTCTTTTTTGTAGCCATTATCAGATAGTAAGTCTTTTGCGCAGCAAAGAGCCAAATCAGGGTCGCATCGCCCATCAACTTTCCAATCACCAATTTCAATAGCTTGTTCTATTGCGTTTACTAAAACATTAATTACTGTAAGCGCCAAAGAGTGAGACTTTTCGAGCTTTTTTGCATGATGTGTCATGCGCAAAGCTTTAGTGTCCCAGTTGCCCTCTATAGCAGCTACTTCTTCGACAGTTAGTAATTTTTTCATAGTCTCAAAGTGTCAAGAATATATCCAATTGAGCGATTGTTTTGCTGTAGTACTTGCGTAGCTGAGAAAATCTGTGATTCAATCTCACAAAGACTAGGTCGAGGTGTATCAGTTGCGGGATTAACTGGTATATCCAAACGAATCGCAGATGTTTTGTCATCCAAAAAAGCAATCAACTCTTGATTAAGTGCAAGAGCATCATGCAATTGCTTGATTTGCTCTAATACGCCATTTCCATAGTCTACTTTGTTTGCCATAGATTGCTCTGCCATAGGTTGTTTTTCGTAGTTATTGTACATATTTTTTATTGATTAAAAATTAACAGTTGCTCACAGTTAAAAGAGCATTGACTAAAGCGTCAATCTCTTCATCAGAACATGGACATGTTCCAACTGAACCACCAAACATAACACTGCGATCATCGAATAATGTGATCTTGATGCCGCCGAAACTAACTACAATCTCTTGAGTATTGACAGGCTCGAATCTGCCAGCATCGTAATAGTATGGCAAGATTTGAGAATTTTCAACGCTTTGAAGTTGAAAGTTTCCACGTTGATTAATATCGAGAATAAGGTACGCCTTGTCAATTACAAGTTCTTCTGCGTAGCAGTTGTCCATACATACGATTTCGTCTCCGATTTTCATTTCTTTTGTGTTTCTTGGATTAGGTTGTCGGCATATCTGTTGATTGCATCGTCCATGAAATGGATTACTGTATCTCTGAAAATGTCGTCGTCAAGATTATTACCATAGTAATCTCCGACTGTCAAGTAATTTTTTTGGGGATTAATCAACATTAATGATGTCTTCTCTATATTCCATTCGGGGCGCAGATTGTCAATTAAAAGGTTATTTTTATTCGCCAGTGGATGCTCTGTTACAAGAATATCGCTGCCATACAAGCTGGGAATCTTGATACTGTAACGATTAGTCGTTTCTCGCCCAATGATATGATCTTCGGGAAAATTCCACGCCGCTTGTCTATTAACGCTTTGAGCATAAGATTCTGTGGCAGCGGTGAGGATGTATACATTATCTGCCCCGAATACTTCACGGCTGTAGTCAATCACCTGTTTTGCGCAGGGTCTTACACAAGTATAGTAGAGTTCGCCGTAAACATCAACAATGAATGTGTGTTTGTATTTTTCGTTAATGTAAGCGCGAGAGTGAATCAGCGTTTCATCAATGTCCCAGAATAGTTTCATGCTTGTTTTTATTGTTTTAAAATCTTTCCATCTACCAGCAATCCTTCTTTTGTGAGAAGTTCGATTGCCTTTTGGATTTCTGTTTTCGGGCGATTATCAATGACTGTTCCATTAGAGTTCTCGTAGTAAATCTCTTTACCTTTGGAATCGTATTCACTTTTTGCCCAGTATCCATTAGAGTTCTCGAAGTAAATCTGATTACCCTTAGAATCGTATTCACGCTTCTCCCAAAATCCATCAGAGTTCTCGTAGTAAATCATATTACCATTGGAATCTTTGATGCTGAATGGGAATTCTTTTATGTTGAGTTGCTGTGCGATTGTCATAATGTCGAGAGAGTTTGTATCATTGAACGTGATGTTTGTCAAGTTTTATTTGTCTTTGTCGAGCGTTTTAATTGTTTCTGCTATAAGTCCAAATAGTGTGCCGATATATGCAGCAAGAGAGAATATTGCAAATGCGACAGCAAGACCTTCATCCGTTAACTTTGCTATGCCTGTAAAATAAATCCAAAATGAACTTGCGGTAAAGGCTCCGAATAAGTAGATTAGAATATTTTTTGACATTTTTTATTGGAATAGTGTGCGTGTGATGTTTTCTTTTATTTCTTCATGGGCATCTTTTCTAGCGTTGCTTGCAATGCGGTCTACAATTTCTTGAAAAGAAGGATAATGATAAAACATACCAATATAATCGTCAATCCAAGATTGGTATTCAATTTCTACTTTTGTTTTTGTTTTAAGCTGTTTCTCTGTAACAGTAAAACCCAGTTGTTCTAGTTGTTTTTTGGTGAGTGGTTTTTCTTCCATATTATTGTAATTTTAATGTCGTGATATAGTGCCAGTTTCCTTTGTAAAAGCTCAACAAGTCCCAATAGCGGTTATTTGAATGAACGATTTTCAACTCTGAACCATTTTTATAAGCTTCTTCGCGACAAGGAATTAGGTTTTTTATGCTTAATTCAATTTGTTTTTGCTGGTCTTCTGTTATCATTGTTTTGTTTCTATACATTCCTCAAGTTCTTCGTGCGCTGCTCTGCGTCCATCGCACATCTCACATTCGCAAGTGGGCTTCTCTAGCTTGTAGAGAGAACCTTTCTCGAACTTGGCAAGACCTTTGAGTTCTACCCACACAGTGAAAGGAACACCCCAACCAGTCATGCCAACAGTAATATCGCGACAATAGCTTGCTACCATGCAGCGCACTTCGTGATCGGAGAAATCACCATTTTGAGGACGACGATTTTTACCGTGGATTCGTTGACGTTGTTTAGGGTTGATTTCTTCGATAATGTTTTCATCTGGAAGCCAATACACGGATGGTGTCATATCAAACAGAAAAAACTTGTAACTGCGTTGATCGTTAAGTTTTTTATTTTTTTTAACTGGTTGACTTTCACCCGAATAAACTCCAACCATTGATTCGTCGCGTAGTTTATGTTTTAAACGATATGTTCTTCCTTTGATTGGCTTCATATTATTGCTTCTCCTTCCAGCGATAGATTACTTGGTCTTTGTCGTTAATGATTTTTTCCATATAACCACGATTAAACGCTTCTTTTTCAAATTTTGTTTGCGTATTTTTTGGCGTAGCTCCTATCGCGATCAACAGAACAAAAGCCAACCCAAAACCAATTAATCCTGATACAAAATATTCCATAGTGTTCATTGCGGCGACAGTTTACGAGATTTTTTGCGGGTTGTCAAGTTGTTTTTTAATAAATGGAGCGAAAGTGTCGTCAAAATACAAATTGTCGGGTATCGCGCCACTATTCACCACAAATTGCGCCATTTCTTCTGGACTCCAACCGTTTAATCCTTTTTCGCCTGATTGTGCGTAGTAGAATTTCCACTGTGGATTGCGGCGACAACATTCAAAAAGTGGAGTAAAGTCAACTTTGATACTTTTTTTTGCTCCAGGTCTTGTTACAGTGACGAGTGCGAATGATTTGCCCTCTGTGCCTTGCTGTGGACCAATTTTGCCTTTGACGTTCCACTTGCCTTTCCAGCCATCAGGCAGTTCGTGATAGTTGTAGGAGCGCCAAAGATTGCCTGTTGCGCCAAAAGACGCATATCCAGCCGCTCCACCTCCATGGAAGCCTTGTTCGTTTGCTCCAAATGCAAAAACCTCATCATCTTCGAGATGAGTGATTGGTGCTGTGTATGTTTTAATCATCAGATGAATTAGTTTTTTGGGATAAAGATTGATTCACTATATACTTTGATACCGTTGTCTCTCATACGCACACCCGCGATAAAAGATTCGGGACATTTTACATTTTTGGGTATTTCGAGAATATCCATAGTGTAATAATCACCACACAACCCACCGTCATGTGAATGGAATTGGACGAAAGCTGGAAAACTTTTAGGAAAAATAGCTAATTTATAATTTTCCTTATATGGGCGAATTTTCTCAATATCTTCTTTTGATTTTACTAATGTCATGTTTTTATAATTATTTTATAATATCGTATGAGAGAAAACTACGGGGTCTTGCCCAGCGGTAGTTCACTCATCAGATGAATTAGTTTTCTGAACAAAGTTCGGCACAAGAGTTCCTTTATTGTGTTTCTCAATCAGATCAATCAACCACTGCAAGCGAAACTCGCAAATCCACCGATCACTGATGTAAATCAAATCACACAAAACAGATCGCTCCGATTCATATCCATACGTTTCTTCGCCTGAGCGGTCATCGCATTCTTCCTTATTGAGCTTGTTGAGGAATTTGATGTAGCACAACTCCTTTTTGAAGATCGGGAGCAGCGGCGTAATGATTGACAAAGCAGACAAAAGAGTCATGTTTTGTCCATTATCCCATACATTATCAAAAGCTTTTCGAATAGCTACTTGGCGATGTAGGGATTTTTTACGCTTTTTTAATAGGACTGATCGTTTCATGATTTTGTATTTTAGTGTTGGTAAATTGGGAGGATTGTGTATTGTTTATAAGGGGAATGTTTTAGCTGCATCGCAACATGATCCTCTGCTTCTCTCAATGTGCTGTTATATCCTCCCACCTCATAAAGAGTTGTTTGAGGTTGGACACTGCTAATATATACTTTGTCTTCTTTGACTTCGTAGACTCGATATGATGTATTCATTCCGTTTTTGTGGTGGGTAATTACTGCTATTTTTTCGTCGTGTGTCATACTCATAGTGTTTCTTCGTGGATTTTTTTAGCTTGTTGGATAATTGATGCCATGTATTTGCGCTGTTTGGGTGGTAGTCGTCCATTGTACCAGCCACAATAATCTTTTTTGCGTTGTTCAAAAAAATTGTGCATTGTTTTCATTAGACGATCAATTTTGACGTTTTGTGATTTGTCGTGTTTGTCGGTCATGGCGTTTTTCCTTTTGCTTTGGCAATCGCTGTTTTTGCTTTCGTGATTGGGCCAATCCCCAACCCCTGTCCTTGATTGTATTTGTAATTTTCAAGCAATCCCTCCAACGCCTCAAGCAGTTCGTTGCGCTCGCGTTCAAGCTCCTCGGATATATATCGAGGAACCCATTCGTCTGCAAATCCATCCATTGGACGCTTCGCTCTATCTGTTCTTGGAGCACGATAAGAAGGTGGTTTCATGTCGGGGAAATATTAATCAATAGAATGAACAATGTCAAGAAGTTTTATTCACTTCACACAAAATGTCTTCATCTGCGAAAAACACCGTGTGTCCATCGGTAAAACGGTCAATATTGAACCCATACCACGTTTCATAACTTCCATCTGGACGCTCGAAACCATCGGTTTCGCCATTGAACGTGGCTAATCCTTTGTATTTAATGTCGGGGAATGCATCATTGACAAATGAAATAGCATATGTTTGTCCTACTTTTGTGGGTGCCATATTTTTTATTGATTAAAATTCGATCTTCTCAACACAGGGCAGAATGCGGTTGATTGGCATATTATAATCACAATCAAGATTTCTACAGCTTGGATTTCCTTCTTCGTCGGCAATAGTATTATATGCGTTTTCGTCTATTTTCTGGCACAGATAACCATCTGCGCATATAAAGAATTGGTCTTCCTTAACATCATCAAGCGTCAGTTGTTCGTCTTTCTTCACTTCTTCGTAAATAAATTTCATGTTTTTGTTAGTTAATATTTGTTTTTGGTATTTTTTTGACAATTTCTTTCAATTCGGAGATTACATCCTCCAATGCACTTTCTTTGCCTTGACGATACCACTCCTCGCTTTCATACCAAGTTTTATCGTCTTTCTTAACCTCTTCGTAGCGAGCTTCCAGTTTTTGGATATATTGGGTGATTTCGTTCATGGTTTTTTAGAAAATTTTATGATTTGATATGCAACAAAGATGAGCGTTGCAATATGCAAACAAAGCAAAAAGCCGTAAAATAATTGAAATCCGTTCATATTATTCTTTTTTATTGATTACTCTGAGACGTAATTGTCAATCTCTTCTTGGATTTCTTCGATTGCAATCCAACATAATTCGATTTGACGATAATCCCATGCTCCCGCAAGGTCGTTTTCAGCTTCCGCCAATTCGTCTTCTAACTCTTGTAATGTTTTTGGATTCATATTATGATTATATTACTCTACCCAAATAAATGCTGTGATATTTCCTATGTTTGATGTGTAATGAGTTTTGATGTAATTGTAATCAGGATACCAAACAACACTTTTTACTTCTTTAACTTGTTCGAGGAAAATAATGAAGTCGCCTTTTCTAGCGACAGCTTCAACTCTGTCGAAGTAGCTTTGTCCTTTATCGTCTTTTACAATGATATTCATAATTTATTGATTAAAAATCCGCTTCGGAACGGTTCGTACGCCACCTTTTCAATATCCGAGTTTGAGGAGGATGGAATTTATGCCTGTCATTACTGACTTTTTCCGCGCACCCGAAGGCTCCATGTCTCGATCCCGCCAGTCACCATGCTAAGTGAATAGTAGAGGGGGGGTCTGGCAATGTATTGATACTGCCGAAGCGAAAGCTTTTTACTGTGGCTTCTTGTAAATCTTGCGGCTGCGATGCTTGCTTGCGGGAGCGTCCCATGCTGTATCGCAACAGCTGCCTTTGAATACTTTTGTGCCGTTGTTGTTTTGGTCTTTTTTGCTAGCGAAGCCCGCTTTTCTACTTTGACGAGTGTTTTTGTTCATGTTTGTTTGTATTTTTGTTTGCTTTTAAAAAGTTATTTTTTTTCTACTAAGCGTTCAATTGCATATTGCTCAACCTTTAAAGCGCCGATTTGATGTCCTAATGCTTTGATATGAGAACCTGCTTGCTCTTTGAACCATACCGATTGTAAAAATGAATCTTTATCGAAAGTTAGTAGAGAACATCCAACTGCATTTTCAGCAGGGACGCATTTGATAAAGTTTCCAATACCACCATGCCAAAGTTTACTACTGCCAGCTACAATACACGAACCTTCTTGAAGAAGTCTTGTTGCGATATTGTCCCAACCAGCGTATTCTTCGTTTTTGAAGAAATATTTTTTAATGAATTCAATCTGTTCTTCTGTCATGTTCCAAGTGTATTTTAGTTTTTTAAGAAAGATCGACGTAAGCCAATTGAATTTCGCGACAATCAACATCGCATTCTTTTACATTCACCATAATCGTTGCAGTGTGCAAATCATTCCAATTTCTATTCTTACGTTTGATTGCAACACGTTCTCCTTGATATATACCATGCTTGTGTAGAATTTGTTCAGCATACTCAACGGTATAAAAATCATCAATTTCGGCATCCAGATCATCAGCAATGCTGATATTGTATTGAGGTTCTACGAAAGACAATACATAATCTTTAACTTTCATTGCTGCTTCATTAGACACGAATTTAAATTCTTCATCCCATTTTCGACCAACTTGTGATGAGATTGCTACAAATTCCCCATCGAGAAAATATGCTCTAACACCAACCCAAGAGTCTGTGCAAAGATGAGGGCGAACAAACACCATTTTGATCCGTTCATCAAACTCAATGTATTCGTAGATACCAAATACATTACAAAGATCCTCATTTCCATGGACTTCTTCCCCGTGTTTTTCAAGATTGATTGATTCGATTACTTTTCGTGTCGTTGTCATGTCCTAATTCTAATCTAGTTATTGTTGCGGCGAAAGATTGCCATTAATAGCTTTCTTTGTCAAGAAGTATTTTGATGATTTTTTCAGCATTCTCTTGCCACGAAGGATATTGGAGCATTGAAAACTCTTGTCCATGTTTTGCGATGAATGCGTTCCAATCAGCGAGAGCCTCTGGAGAAATAGGAAGCTTGCTTGGTCGAGCCTCAGAAGCCTCACGAATAACATCAAGAAGTTTTTCTTCTTTTAGTTTTGCGGCGGCAGCGATTTCTGCATTCGCAGGATAAACCATTCTCTTGATAGAGGTGTAACCTTCACGCACTTGCACCAACCAAAAGCCTTTTTCTAGTCCTTCGTAGGCATCGAAGTCGTTGCAGAGAACGTATCTGTTGCCGACTTTTCTGTAGCGGTCGCGATCTGATTTATTTAAAATTTGTTGATATGCTTTCATGCGAGAGAAGAATAGTGTTTGTTGAGAGGTTTGTCAAGTTTTTTTATGATTATTTTTACGATTGTTCGCTTTTAGTATACGATTGTTCACTTTTAGTATACAATAAGATATTTCTAAAAACTTCCACAATTAAAAGTGTAATTAAATACATGGCGGATCAATATGCCTTTCAAAACCTTGCTCAATTATCACACACTGCTGGAAATATTGCATTTATATATGACAGAACGAACGATAATTACAGACCTTTGGAGCAACAGGACTTGAGTTTTTCTAACTCTGAAAGCTCGACTGTTTTCGATGCGTTTGGTCGCATGAGAACTTCTTCTCCGCTTACTCTCTTTGATTCAAGTCACAGATACGCCGACAATAACCTATGGTCAACAGCGAGTGGAGTTAGTGGCAGTGGTTCTTTTAATCAAAATCAAGGATTAATTGAAATGAATGTAACCAACGCTTCTGGTTCGTTCGTTACAAGAGAAACAACAAAAGTTTTTGCTTATCAGCCAGGAAAAAGTCTGCTTGTCATGAATACTTTTGTAATGTCCCCCGCAAAAACTGGTCTTACGCAAAAAGTAGGTTATTTCGGTGCTGACAATGGAATGTATTTGGAGCTTGTTGATTCGACATTGAATTTCGTGGAGCGTTCGTTGGTTGATGGCGCTCCAGTTACAGAAACGAGAGTTCCTCAATCAGCTTGGAACGGCGACCAACTAGATGGAACGGGTGCATCTGGATTTACTTTGGATATTACCAAGGCACAGATTTTGTGGATGGATATAGAATGGCTTGGTCTTGGCTCAGTGAGAATGGGATTTGTTATCAATGGCAAGTTTATCTTGTGCCATACATTTCACCACGCTAATATCATCGACTCGACTTACATCACCACGGCTTCTTTGCCGCTTAGATATGAAATAGCAAATACCGCCGCAACTTCTGGGGCTAGTAAACTAAAACAAATATGCAGCACTGTAATATCTGAAGGTGGTTATGAACTCAGAGGTCTTCAACAAGCAGCAGGAACAGAAATAACTGCGCCGAAAGCACTTACGACCGCTGGAACATTTTATCCCATAATTTCTATAAAATTGAAATCAACTAAACTAGATGCTATAGTAATCTTGACAGCGTTGTCGGTCATGGGTCTTGATACAGGCATTTATAATTGGAAAATAATTGCATCTGGAACTACATCTGGCGGCACTTGGACTGATGCGGGAGCTAATTCGTCTGTTCAATATAAGCTCGATGGAACTGGCATATCTGGAGGAAGAGTATTGGCATCTGGCTATTTAACTTCTAACTCTCAAGGCTCTACAAGCATAGACATTTTGAAAGAAGCTCTATTCAAATTCCAACTTGAAAGAAATGGTCTTACTGGCGAAGCTTATGAATTAACTCTAGTTGTAACAGCAAGCACAGCCACAGAACTTGTTCATGGTTCAATGGATTGGGAAGAGGTTAGTAGATAATTTTATTGATTAAAAATTGGTAGGGAGTAAGGGCTATGCTCCCTTTATACCGCTTTCAAAGAGCGGAGTGTTACTGATTACACCAACCCCCAATTTAATCTAGTCGGCAGGATTTGAACCTGCGTTGTTCCCGCTTCCAAAGCAGGTGTGTTAGACCTCTCCACCACGACTAGTATATGGTGTGTCAGATAGGATTCGAACCTACTCAGCCCGAAGGCAACGGGGTTACAGCCCGTCCCAGCTCTCCAACTCTGGCGATGACACGTTTGTTAAAATGAGCCGCGAGTCAGATTCGAACTGACGATGTGCATAAGCATCTTGCTTACAAGGCAAGTCCTATCGACCACTAAGGGATCGCGGCAAAAAGCATTCGCAATGGGATTCGAACCCATGATGCTGAGTAGAAAGCTCAGAGTGATAACCGCTTCACCATGCGAACATTGGCTCCAAAGGTAGGATTCGAACCTACAACCTACGAGTTAACAGCTCGTTGCACTGCCAATTGTGCTACTTGGGAATTTTAAGCAATAAAAAACCCCATCTTGTTAGGATGAGGTGAGTTATATTAGATAAGCTATCAAATAAAAACCGTTACCGCATCCTAGTGGATGTGTTTTGTGGTTGTTCATTTGTCGGATAATAGTTCATCTGAATTAGATTACACCTTTTATTGAAGGTTTTCTATTTTTTTTTGATTTAAAAATTGGGTGTCCTGTCATGATCGGCATTGTGAACGCTCAAGCTTTGCCAGAAGTTTACGATCTTCTGTGAGGGAGCTATCTTTGTGTTTTCATCCGCAGAACATTTAAAAGAGTGAGGTGTAGTAACCTCGACGATGCGCACTACTGTAGTCGCCCTGTCATGAAACAGACTCTGCAAGAGATTGTAATCTATTGTTGGTAGTTTGTCAAGAACTTTTTACAGAATAATTTCCGCAATTTCATTAATGTTAAGAATACGGCTAATGCAATGTCCTTGAACTGCTGCCTGACTTACATGAAAATGACCGCACCAGTGTTGGTCTGGTTGAGTTAGTTCAATCAAGCGATTCATTGCCGATCTTTCTTCACAGCATTCTGCCCACAAACTAGCATCACGCTCAGTATACCACGCAATTCCATTTTTGTCGAATGGACCAACCCAATTCGGAGCCGTATGAGAGATAAGAACATCACACTTTTCTGCGCGAGACTCATCCAAAACAAAAACTTCGTCTTTCCACCAAGATTTATTCGGTGTGCGCATGATACGATCAATGCTAATCGCTCCACCAACGAATAAAAACTTTTTGCCATTGATTAGCATCTGTGAGTAATCAGGAAGAAGAACAATATTAGAGTATTCATACTTGCCCGAAAAGTATTGTGGATCATCGTGATTTCCTCTGATGCAAAACATTCTAACATTTCTTTCTGCCAGCTCATGGTTGAGCGATTCTAAAATGTCTTCTTGTGTTTCTTTAGGTAGAAAGCCGATGCCTACGTCTCCTACGTGTAGGACGACAGCATCACGAATATAATACTCTTGTAGAGTTTCGATGCAAGCTCCCCAATTTCCATGAGTATCGCCCATGGCGATGAGTAAGTTGGTAGTGATTTCTTTCATGTGATTAAATATTTGTCGTGCCAGTTACTTTAGCGATAACAGATTCCGCTTTTTGGGCTGTTGCTTTTTGCGCATTAACCATCGAGGAAGAAACTTCAAGCTCAATCGCTCGATATGTCCACTGCAATGCTTCTTTCAAAGCTTCGAGCAAATCAGGTGCAGCGACAATAAGATCAGCGTCTGCGTCCATTTGTTCTTCTAGCTCTTGTTGATTTTCTTCTGTGGCTTCGTCGTAAATAGACAAAGAGCAGATGATGTTGCCATCGCTGTCAGCGATACTGGTAGAATCCCAAGAGTGTTCAAATTTTTGCCAAGGAGTAGGAGAATTTTTCATGTCGCAGGAACTGTAATTGTTTTCGGGGGAGTTGTCAAGGCAATTTCACACAATTCGTCAAATTTTTTCAAAGCGTCAGCTTCGATTGTGTATGTCCATCCTTTTGATCCCCAAGATTCATCGCTAGGAGCAAATTCTGCTGGAGGAATTACGTTGCCCATGATTTCGCGCCCATTGTGTGATTGAATGGTAATTACTTCGTAGCTGTTGTATTTCTTTTCTTGGAAAATTCCTACGCTGCCTGATCTTTTAATCAATAAAAAATCATTGCCGTGTTTTCGATATTGTGTTAGCTGTTTCATTTCATATTTTCCTCCCAGCGAATTATATCTTTTTCAAAAATTGTTTCCATTGTTTTCATATGTTCGAGCGTTTCGCGGATTTCTTCTTCACTGATTTGTTCATCATTTTGATTACAAATGCGAAACCGATAGGGACACTCCCTTGCCAATTCCATAATAGGCATCAAGTAGCGGCGATAGTCGCCCATTGTCCAAGTTTGCCCTCCATCATCGGAGTATTCGTAATAATAAAATTTATGTTTCATTTTGTTGATTAATTGTCAGAGAAAAGAGCGATGATTATCGCTGTTGCGTATGCCGCCCAAACCAAAAAAAGTTCTGGATTGCGCTTATGAAATTCCCACTCTTCGCGCAGGTGTTCTTTGTATTCGTGCCAGTTCATGCTGTTGGTCTTTCGTAAGGGAAACCGTA